GATTGTTTTTTAATCAATTATTTTTTAAATTATAAACTTTTTTCACTATATAAAATATACAATGAATAGTGAAGCATTATTTCTATTTTTAATTTTATTATTAGGTTTAGTATTATGTTCATTTTTAGGAGGAAATTGCAATAAAGAATCATTTACAGGAAATTTTAATGGTAATTTTACAGTTGAGCCTGATAATCAAATGAATAATAGTGTCACTACAAATACAGACAATACGAATTCCAATGGTTCCAATGGTTCCAATGGTTCTAACAATTACGATAATTATAATCATTATTCTGGAACATCTTCTCAACTACAAAATGGAGCAACTTTTTACGGACAAAATGGTGGTTCAGTAGAAGTAAATATGCAAAGTAATGGAACTCCAACTCTTACAGTAACATTATCAAAAGGACAACAGCCTGTAGTTTTTACTAGTTCTCAATCAAATAACTCAAACTCCATGACGAACCCAATAACTTCTATTTTTGGTAATAATTCATCAACTACGGAAAATTATACTAATTTTAATTCGTCCAGTTCTCAATCCGCAAATTTGCAGTTTTATGGACCTAATGGAGAGACAGCTTTAGTAATTAATTATCAAGGGCAAAGAGCAATACAAGTAAATACAAATAATGGTTCATATATTTATACAATTAACAATCCATCGTCTTCAAATCAATCTTCTTCAAATCCATTCAATTCTAATTATAGTAACTATAATAACACGCCTTCTACTTATTACGGAAGCACTGGTGTAACTGGAGCTAATGTAGATAACAGTAACTTATCTTATACAAATTCTTCATCGCCATCCTCATCATCGCCATCCTCATCATCGCCATCCTCATCATCGCCATCCTCATCATCGCCATCACAATCAAGATCATCGTCACCATCAAGATCATCGCAATATAATTATAGTAATTCATTGCCATCTGGAATTCCCAAACGTATGATACCACCTGGTCAAGAAGATTTGTACATTTTAAAATCTGAAATTGTGCCACCTGTATGTCCAGCTTGTCCTACTTCGGCTGCATGTCCAAGAAAAGAACCATGTCCACCATGTCCTGCATGTGCTAGATGCCCAGAACCAGCTTTTGAATGTAAAAAAGTCCCAAATTACAATTCTATCAACAATGAATATTTACCAGTTCCTGTAGTAAATGATTTTTCTAGTTTTGGAATGTAAAATAATATATTTAGTAATTTAAAAAAAATATATCTATATTTATATAAATAAATATGGATGATGACGACAATGAAAAAAAAAGAAAACCAGAAAAGGTTGGTTATTCACAAAACGAAGAAGAACCACAACAATCATCAAATAAAAGACAAAGAATTAACAACGTAGTATTAGAAGAAATTGTACCTGATAGAAGAAACATTATTGAAACGTTATCACAATTTGGCCGTAATCTTGTCACTAGTTCAGGTATCAATATGACGACACCTGCTTATCAAGTTTCTGAGGAATTTAGACAATTGCAAGAAGAGATTAATGAAGCATTGACGAATGCGCTCAATGAGGCACAAGCCGTAGTTATTCAAAATGAACAAGATCGGAAGAATCAAGAAAATGCGGCCATGGCAGAAGCCGAATATTCGCAACATCAACAGCTGCACGAAAATTTCATGAGAAAATTACAACCGTTAAGGGAAAGAATGATTTCAGAATTAACATATGGAGAGCAAGCTCAAATGTTTAATATAATATTAAATTCTATTAACAATAGACTCAATGAAAACAATTATAATCAATCTGAACCAAATCAAGTAGTTGTTCTTATGGAACTTGCAAGTATAACTTATCAATTTACTTTAGAACTATTATCAGTTACAATATCCAATATATACCAAGCTACCCCTGCTATAACCACGCAACTTGTATCATTAATTACTGCTTCTGCAATGGTTTATAACTATTTACCTTCCGATACAAGAAGTCTTTATACAACAATTCCTTATTTAGGTGGTCTATTTACATTGATGAATCGTGTTAATCCTCTTGCAGTGCGTATTCAAAATTCAGCTGCAATAGTCACAACAATTTATTACCTTTTGAGAAATGCAGGAATAGATACTACTAGCATGATAACCAGTATAGGTTCAACCGCGAGAGAAATATTGACTTCAAGTTCAATGGTATCTGGAAGATTTGTTATGTCTGGAATTAACTCTGGAAGAAATTTTATTGCTGATTCGTACACTTCATTTTTAGATATAATGTCAAATAGATTAGCTGATATTTTTAGTAAAAACTACGAATATTCACAAGCATTAAGATTGTACGAATCATCACTAACTGAAAATTCACAACTTACCAATACTTCTTCTACTTCTTCTTCAATGAGTTCAATAAGTTCTGAGAGAACTATCAATATTTCTGAGTCAGGAATTTCAAATATTACACAATCTACCATAAGAAGTGTTGATTCATTACTAAACACACCTCTTTCTGAAGGTGGAATTGATTTTACCCCAAATATTCCAGGAAAAATTGTTGAACACCGTCTTGATGAAATTCTAACACAAGAACAAGATGAAGAAGAAGAACCAAAACTTCATGAATCAGTATCATCATACATGACAGAATCCGAACCAGAGCATTGGTCGGTTTGGTTATTTGGTAAGCCTTCAAAAAATGACGATGAATCAGATCTAGAAGGAGGAAGAAAAAGAAGACATTATAAGAAAACAAAAAAACATTTCAAAAAAAGACATAGAGTAACAAAAAAACATAAAAAACACAGCAAAAGAATGATGAAAAAATACACCAAAAAGAATGTTAAAAAGAATACAAAAAATCGTAGGAGAAAATAATTTTTTGATAGTTCAATCTCGCGTTTTGATACATTTTTTATCAATTTGAATACTAGCACCTTTTTCTTCTTGTGGAACTATATTTATGATACATTTGGATTTTTTTCCATATAAAGGTTCAGTACAACCCTTTTCTTTACCCTTATTTTTTCGTGTTTTTGACTTGTAAGAATAATGATATGGTTTGTATTTAAACAATTTAGGTTTTTCGTCTGTGCAACGAGATCTGAAATGTTCATATCTTTCTCTCACATCACAATATGAAAGATTAGATTTCTTATTCAACATTTTATTTACCAATTCATGTAGATTATAAACATACTTGGAAAAAGTTTCGCGATTTTTCATATCACAAATTTTTATAGGTAATTGTTTTAAATTAGTTTTTAAATTACTTCTACAATATTTGCATGGTAAAACATATTTAAGATTCAAAATAAAACTTTTATATTGTATTTTATCCTCCATTGTTGGTTCAACAGGATAATTAAAACTCATCGTGTGAAGATAATGCCATAGAGGCGGCCCCCATACACTTGTAATCATTCCATCGCCTGCATCATAGTCTTTTCTTGTGAAAACTCTTTTTCTATTTTTTTTTGTTTTGTTTATTGTCATTATATATAATATAATATATTATATATATTACTAAATAATAATTATATGGAGTTTACATCTACAAAAGCTATTTGCTCATGTTGTTTCATATCTATTGTTTTGATTTTATTATTCGTTATTAGTCCATTAAGTAAATTTCTCAAAACATCATTGTTTATGAAAATTATTATTATTATTGTATTGAGTTATACTTTTTATTTGAATATCATACAAACAAACCAAATGAAAATATCATATAATAATTCCAAATCACTAGAAATGACAAGTCAATTAAACATGAATATATTATGTAGTTATGTATTTACATTTTTTATTGGATTGTTAATCATATTTATAATTAAAAGTTTGTTGTAATATTGACAAAATCACAAATGCTTTGTAGTGAAGATGATTTCTTACTACATTTCTTTTTTGAAAAAAAAGGATTATTATTGTTACTATTTTTGCTTTCTTTAGTAAAATCTTTTTTAATATTCATTATTTTTTCATAAAAAATCATATCATTTGCATAGTTATATTTACTTATTCTTATTAAATCTCCATTTACGTTTCTTATAATCATTTGAATTCACTATATTAAATATAAAGAAATCTTTAAATAATATTGAAATTATACTTGTAATTCGTTCAACGTTATTGTAAATTTCTTTTGAATTATATATATAAGAATATGAATAGTTTTGTAAATATGAATAAAAATGCTGGTGCAATGAGCGCGGTAAACAAAAATTCAAACTCTATTTATTCGCGAATAATGTCAACTGGTGCAAAAATGTCATCTACTACAATCATTATTATTTTTGCAATTATTTTATTTGTAATTTTAGCAGTATATTATTATTATAATTATTTTTCGCCCAAATTAAAAACAAATTATCGTGCAAATAGAGAGGGAGCTTTTGATTCTACCAATCAAAATGGTGCGACAAAACAAGCTGAATTAATGTTATTTTATGCTGATTGGTGCCCTCACTGTAAAACAGCCAAACCTATTTGGAATGATTTAAAAACTCAATATCAGAATAAAACTATAAATGGATATCAAGTACTATTTACTGAAATTAACTGTACAACGGAAAATGCTGAAACTGAACAAATGATGAATAAATACAACATTGAAGGATTTCCTACAATCAAATTAATAAAAGACGGACAAATTATTGAATATGACGCAAAACCAACCAAGGATACATTGAACGAGTTTTTAAATACTGTTCTATAATCAACCTTTTCCACCTTTGAAAAAGGTGGAGCCAAACAACCTTTGAAAAAGGTGGAGCCAAACAACCTTTGAGAAAGGTGGAGCCAAATGTTTTGAACCACTTTTAGAAAAGTGGTAAGGTTGAGCCAAACGTTTTTAAACCAGTTTTTTGAAAAGTGGTAAGGTGGAGCACAAGTATACTCACTTTAATTTTCTAGTTTTCCTACTTTTTCTGGTTTTTCTGGTTTTTCTGGTTTTTCGGGGTTTCCTACTTTTTCCAAGTTTTTTGGTTTTTTTACCACCTAAACTAGTGCTACTCATTCTAGACATACGGCTTGCATTTACTTTATTCAAACGATCATTTTTTTGTCGTACATTAGTTTTTTTCATATTTTCTCTTTTGTCTTTTTCTTGCATATGCTGTTTTCTCATAAATCCTAATTTTTTTATACGTTCTAAACGTCGTCGCTCAAATTCATCGTTTATTTTTTTTATTCTTGCTTTTTCACCTTGTGGTATAAAATAATCTAAATTAGAACTTAATTCATGAATTTGTAATTTTTTATCAAGGACATTATGATAATTGAGGGCTGCTTCATTGTTCATTTCACGTTCGCTAACAACGCGTTCAATATAGGGTACTAAACTTGAATGTATTTTTTCATTTTGAACCAATGTATTCATAATTTGCCTATTTATATTTTTAATTACATAATTTTCATTGTTGTATACAAAGTAACAATTTTCCATTATTTGTGTTGTATTATCTATTATGATACTTGGTATAATTGTAGCTGTCAAATTTACATTATAAAATATTGTATCTATTAAATTTGAATCTGTCTCATCATCTGTTTCTTGTTCTTCTCCTTCTTCTGTATAAGATAATTCAGCACCTGTCAAATCAACATTAATCAATTGAGCACCACTTAAATTAGCACCTCTCAAATTTACATTTGTCAAATTTACATTGTTTAATATAGCTGATCCTAAATTAGAAACTTTAAAACTTGAGTTTGTAAAATCTACATTATTTAATCTAGCATTTGTGAAATTTATATGACTTAAATCACAGGTTCTAATTACTGAATTATCTATTTTTGTATCTACAAATTCAGAGTAATAAAAATTACTGCGTTCATTAAACGTGCAACGATTGAAAACAGTATTTTTAAAATTTGACATTGAATCAATGTCAGACGAATACAAATCACCCCTAAATGTAGAATCATTAAATTCTGAACCTTGAAAATTTATTAAAGTATCATCAATCCCTTCGTTATGAATAGAACAATTACGAAATGAACAATTAATGGCATCTATTCTTAATCTAACATCAAAGCGAAATTGGCAATGATTAAATGTGCATTGATTTGTTTCTATCTTAACTGGAAATTCTTCTTGTAATATTGATATATTATCAAAGGTTTGAGGATTTGCAGAAATTAACGTTACTGTCCCTTCATTAAAAAATAATGGTGGTTGTATTTCTTGTTGTTGTTGTACTTGTTCTTCCATTTAATATAATATATAATATACATATAAAAACTTTACAATTTATTACAAAGATTTGACACAACCTTACCACTTTTCAAAAAAGTGGTTCAAAACGTTTGACTCCACCTTACCACTTTTCAAAAAAGTGGTTCAAAACGTTTGACACAACCTTACCACTTTTCAAAAAAGTGGTTCAAAACGTTTGACACAACCTTACCACTTTTCAAAAAAGTAGAACCAAAGGTTTTGCTCTACTTTTTCTAAAAGTAGATTTTCTAAAAGTAGATTTTCTTGTTTTATTTCGCTTTTTCTTTTTTCCTCCATATTGATTTTTGCTTTTAAAATAGGTACTAAAAAAAGGTTGTAAATTTACGTCTAATTTTTCATACAATTCATTCATAGACATTTGCCTTTTATCAATGTCCGCGTTTATTCTATAATTTTGCTGTAAAAACAAAATTATATACTTATGTATTCCACTCCCTTTTGGTGGAGCAGGGCCTTTGTATTCCAATAGTTCGTCGCCATTTTTTATATTATTTCCAGAAATATTAACTATCAACCAATGTATTAAATTTCCACCCACTGCATCAGGGTCATGTATTATTAAAGTGTATAATGAATTTGGCGATGGTTTATATTCTATTTTAGGTTTATTTTGTGTTTCCATTGGCGTGAGAAATATACCATCTTTAATTTCTGAATTATTGTATAATACTTTCATATATAAGTGCAACATTTTTTCTGTTTATATAATAAATACAATGGTAATTGAAACTAAAGAATATGGAACATGGAAAAATGGCTCTTCTGTATATAAAGACAAAAATGGATATTATATATATGATATTAGATATGATAATAGTGAAAAAGGTGAAGAATATAAAAAGTATGTAAAAAATTGGAAACCAACTGGAATTCTATATTTAGATAAATCAAAAGGAAGAAATGGAAAATGGACTTCTAAAAAACCTATCATAAGCAAAAAAAATAAAACGTTGAAATACAAAAATAGACCGTCTCCGCCATATCCAGCAAATGATTGGTGTGGTAAAAATAAAAAGGGAAATGATGGTAATACTTATACAAGTAAAAAAAATAAAAATGGGGTTTGTAGATGGGTTAAAATATAAACAATTTTATTATAAACTCTTGATAAATTCCTTTGCTGATTCTACTCCTTTTTCGTACAACTCTTTCCGTGTTTCCACAGAAGTAACAGTGGTTTTCAAATAATTTAAACTGACGTATTTTACATTGCAATTTACTTGATATTTAATTTTTGGATTCACAATGTTGCAACTCAAATTATTAAACATTCTAAAAAAAAAACACAATATAAAATCCAATAAATTAGACTCGGAATCAACATGATTTTTTTGTTGTTCATCATATTGATTACATAACCCCAATACTTCATCTTCATTACCAACTTTATCTATACAATATTTCAGTGGATAATTTGAAGAAACCCCGCCATCCATATAACATTTTTTATCTATAATAACAGGACTTATTAAAACAGGTAATGCACATGACATCATAACAGCGTCTACAACTCTAAGTTCAGGATGGGTTAAATGAGAAATATCTTCTGTATTAAATTGATTAATTTCAAATGAATACAAATGCAGATCAATTTTTGAGTATTCATATAATTCTTTCAAAGTAATATCTACTGATAAGTCTTTAGCATCTAATAACGGTTTCAATGCTTTTTCAAAGATTATTTTACTAAATAATCCTTTATTTTTATATGCCTCAAAAATTGAATCAATTTTAATGTGAAACAATTCATGCCAAGGACGCATAACTAAATAATCATTCAGTGTTTCCCAATCATATTTTAAGCACAAAAAAACACCTACAATACTCCCAGCCGATGTACCGTAAATACTTTCTATTTTTTGTAAATCTATTATTTTATTTTCATCCAAGTGTTGGATAACAGAAACGTATTGAAACAAAGACGGGCCTCCACCCGAAATAACAATATGTTTAATATTCAACGTATTCATTCAATATAATTTATATACATTCATTTTATTAAGTTTTTTTCTTATTATGTTTTAATATGGCAAGCATTTTTACTTTGGAAAATATTGAAGACTTTTCCGAAAAATTAAACATTGATGAGTTGTATGAAAAAAAAAGACAATATGACTTGGGTAAATTAGCTCTTTATAATAAAATATTAAATCGCATTCATGTAAGAATAAAAACAACATCCAGACAAAAAGTGGATGAACAATTCTGCTGGTTTGTTGTTCCAGAATTGATAATCGGAGTTCCCAAATACGACCAAGCATCATGTATCGCATACTTAATGGACAAATTAAAAGAAAATGGATTTAATGTGCGTTACATACATCCAAATACTCTTTTTATATCTTGGGTACATTGGGTTCCGTCTTATGTTAGAACAGAGCTTAAAAAGAAAACAGGTATTATTATTGATGAATATGGACAAAAAGTGGATGATGGTACTGATAATAATAATAATAATAATAACAATAGTTTAGGATTGACATTGAATAGAAACAGCAATAAACTAAGACTAGAAGATAAAAATCCGAATGATTTCTTAATCAATATTAAAAATCCAAATGATAACCAAAATCCGGAAAATTTGTTGAAACAAAAGAAAAATTATACACCTATTACGTCTTATAAACCAACCGGAAATTTTGTATACAACGAAGATTTATTGAATAAAATAGAGGATAAGTTTCTTTAAGTTGTTTTGGGGATTTATTATATTATTTATCACTTTATTAACGAAAAAGTTATCCAAAAAGTATTTTGGGTTTTCAATTTTGGACATTTTT